TAGTATGTTCCATCCAATGAAGGGTGATATCCAACTTTTCCGCAGGTGTGAAGAGACTACTCTCTTCCAACCCCTGTTTTAACCAAAGATAGTCTTCGCACCTAAGAAAAAGCTCAGGTTCGACGTGACTAAAAAAGATCAGTGCTAGTGATAACATAGGATGAACGTAAGGGTAGTATACCCCTTGAGCCTTATATAGTCAAGTTCTTCTGTAACATTTGTTACAGTTCTGGGTTTTCATTAAATTCTCTAGTGAGTTTGTCAATGATTGTCTCTTGACCACTCAGTTTTTGAATTTCAAATAGGTTTGACTTTTTATATTTTTTAATTTTCTTATACTGTTTGACAACCTTCTTCATCTGTTCCATGTTGACAGTGTAGTTGTCAAGATTCTGACGAGGGTCACTTACTTCAACTTCATCAACCATGTCACGGCCGCCGACGAAACCACTGTTCTCAGCAACCTTGAACTCTGGTTTGTAACCACCACCACCTAGACCAAGTTGTTTGTTTTCTTCAGTCATTTCTTTTTCTTTTCAGGTTCATTCCTAATAGCCCAAAGTTTTGGGTTGCACGTCCCGTCAGTCCATCTCCACTTCTGGATTACATTGTGTCCAAAGACTTCATGATATGCATCAAATATTGGAACCTGTAATCCCAACACGATGTCATACCATTGATCATCGCCATCCTTACAAGTTACCAGATAACTTGAACTTGGAAGACTCTTATCGTCTGCTGCAATAGGCTCACAATTCGAATAGATGACGGTGACGCCCATTCTTTTCATTTTTTGAACGTCACCAGTAGTCAGCATCAGGATCTCCAGCCCCAGGCAATATCAGGGAATGCTTCCGCAACAACATCCCGTGTGAGTTTGTACTTGTCAGTAAGATTCTTGTCCTTGGTAAGACAGATAACCTCAGCTTCCTCAGCATGAAGGCGTTCCAGAAGTTGAATGAACATACTCTCACGACGCAGAGGTGCAAGAGTATCATTACCACCTTTGACAAAGTGATAAAGGTTCTTGTACTCAGAGGTCAGTCGATTGTGATCAGTTCCTTTTGGAGCCTCATTAGGACTGTAAGGAACATCACCTTCAGGAAGCATACTCCTTGCACTGTCATCAAAGTTCCAGATTAGAACAGCGCGGAGTGCAGGAGAATCAAACTCCTGAAGGATCTCAACTTTTTTAGCCTTGGATCGTGCTTTTGATGCAGCGTCAAGAATTTCACTTACCAAAGCATCCTTTGGTAATTTCGTTTTCGTAGCAGGCATGATTAATCTTCGTCGTCGTAATAAGTGTCTTCGTCGATTACAAATCGAAGTGCGGTTAGTTCGGTACTAAGTAAGTTTCCATCTGTGTCATACATTTCTGGATGAGTTGTGACTTGTGCGGTCTTTAGGTCCATGTACTCGTTGTACTTTTCACCCGCGAACCATCCAACAACAAACCCAACCAAGATGCCACCAATGCAGAAGAGGGTGGCGAATACCAGGGTTACTCCTATTAACATTTTTTCTACCTTAGAGAGACTACAAAAAAACTTACTTACACCCTCCAACTCTCTGGTTTATTTAGATACCTTCTTGCGTCTTCCAGGTCTCTTGTCATGACTGTATTGCCAGGCATCTTGAAGTATACCATACAGATAGTCTTTGATCTTTCTGGCCTGTGGCTTTGGAATGTGTCCATAAGCCTCACGAAGAAGTTTGTGATTGTAGTCTTGTCCACCCTCAAGGTATTCTTCAAGTTCATTGACAAGATCACTGAGTTCTGTTGCAGTAGAACTGGTAATGAACTCTTCTACTTCGGCTCTTTTTGTTCCACGAACTTTTAGATAGTCATAAAATTTTAGAACGAACTGACCTTCAAATGCATAGTCAATTGCCCTATCAACATCGTAGTAGAGTTCACTTGTCATTACACAATCCCCTGTTCTCGTAGATATTTTACAGTGTCTGTACATCCACCAAGTTTCTCACCATCCATAACAACTTGGGGAAAAGTAGAACCCTCACCAAATTCATTATAGAACTGATCTTTATCAAACTCTTCTCCAAGTTTGTATTCAGTAAACATCAAGTCCTTTCCAACAAGAACTTGTTTGACCATCTCACAATAGGGACAGCCGTCTTTAGAATAAACAGTGAATGTCATTGTTTCTATGTATCAGTTTGTTCTTTTTTATTGAAACCAAAAGGTTCCCCTTTTTCTTCTAGTGCAAGTTTTAGTGCAACACTGCCAACGGCTTCCATACACTTTAGGATGTCTTCTGTCTTTGCACCTTCACCAAGTTCTTTGGCAATGTACCAATACTTTGGCCAGAATGTCTCACCAGCCTTTTGGTAATCTTCAAGAGTTAGTAGTTTCATCATTCAAAGATAGGTTTAACAGGAGGAGCGAACTCCTCACGATGAGCTTTCATCACATGTTTGGGAACACCATAGTATCCCATATGCATCCATACACAATCGATGTACCGAAGATCTTCACGATCTGCATCAAATGTAGTCATGTCACAGTAGTAAAGAATATCCTGAGGAACCTCGATCTTTTTCCAGGTCAAAGGTTCTTCAATAAAGAATGGTACAGTCATTTCTTCACAGGCCAAGTGGACTCTAATGTAACAGTCAACAGAAAAATAAATCCAAAGATAAACAGATGCTCCATTATTCTTGAGACCTCCACTTCTTACGCATCTCTTGATATGTAGGATCGTATGCAGCTTTGTCCCTGATTACTTTGAAGACTGCGGCGGCTTTGGCTTTTTCGTTTGTTTTCCAGTCCTTCTCCTGGGGACGAATGTTCCCCACGTTATCATACTTTCGTCCCGAAGAGTGATTGGCATACCTTCGGGCACGGGTGAAACCCATCTCAAGGAATTTCCGTGCCATGTCCATTCCAATGAAATCTTTTCGCCGTCGGTATGCACAGAACATTTCGTAAATTTGATTAGAAGACGCAACAGCCGTCTCTTCATCTACGAACCTCCAGTGTTTGCATATATCGTTAGTGTAAGGCCTAACCAGTAGAACTCCTTGTTCTCCCCTTCCAATACGATAAAGTTTGCGCACTTCTGGATCTGTAAAATCAAGACGTTTGTAATCCAGTTCATAATCAAATTCCTTCATGGACGATCTGCACAATTACGATAGAAGGTTCCGTTGACATAACAGGACTTACCAGGCTCATAATACTTGACGACTGGTGTTGGTTCACGAAGAACACAGACATCACCTTGACCAGTGGTCATTCCTTCAAGACAGGATGCAGCAATAAGAGGTGCAAGAAGTTTCAGTGTGTACATTACAATTTATCAGGGCACTTCGTTACAACGAAAGAAATAGCCTGGGCTTCAAGACCGAAAGAACCAGAGATCACGTTGCGTACATTCTCTCCACCATACTGATCGTTGGCTTTGGAGTATGCAAGAAGAACGGATTCCAAAACTGGTTTACCCTGGTTTCGCAGTTCACAGAAGTCTCCTGCGACTGTCCCCAACAGGGTTGCAAGTGTGAGCTCTACCATGTTACATCGTGCAGTGTTGCGTGTCTAACTTCCTTGATCATACCATCCCAGAAGTGGACATGACAAGAGGGCCACTTTGCATAGTGGGCGTCCCACTTGGCTGGGTAGAGTTCGACCACCTTAAACGCAAATACTGGACGCACCTTCCCATGATTACCATTTGGAATGTATTTGATGCGCGGAATAATAGTTGTATCGTTCTCGGTAAGAACAAAATCCTGTGTTCCAGAATAATCGATTTCAAATAGTTGACCTTCGGGTGAGATCCAATACTCACTCATGCAACATTCAAGATCTTTTGTTTGAAGATCTTTGTTTAACCAACCAGGCCCAAGATCATAGGAAGATCTTACTGTGTCATACATTCCCATGACTTACTCCTTGATAAATCCTTCTTCTCTCAACCACTTCTCTGTAAGTGGAGTTGGTTTGTAATCTGTCCACATCGTACCAGCAGCACATGACTTCAGTGCCTTCACTGTCATCCCTTCAGTCATACCAGCCCACTTCGCCTCTGCCTCCCATGGAACGGCGGCCGCAGGATACGTCTTCTCTACGATGTCTCTCCAGACCTGTGGCACGTCTTCCTCAGGCATGATGATTGCAATCATGTTGTTCTTGATAGAACCTGCCATGCAGTCTTGTGCGGCGTGCCAGCCCTCATGACGCATCACGGTCATCATGACATTATATCTCTTCACAAATGTTTCATTGAGGAAGAAGTTATTACTGACTGTGTGATAGACACCACGATGACCAGGAGGAAAATACTTTTCTGGTGCAAGGAAAACTTTAGATCCTACTGCATTTGAAAGTTTAACCAGTTCATCAAACTCCACCGACATTGGTGGTGTCATTGGAAACTTCTTAAAGTGTTTTGCAATGTCTTTGTGGTTCTTAACTTCAACCACACCATCCGTACACTCTCTTACAAGCATACATCCCATGGCATCCATGGTGTAGTATCCCTTGAGCTCAGGATCTTTTGCGTGTGATGCAAGAGAAGTTGCAATGATCACACCAGTTGCGGCAACCTGAATACCTAACAGGGATAACAGAAACTTTTTCATTGTACGAATTCGCCTACTCTAATTATACGCAAAAAAAGAGGGGTGTCAACTGGATGTTGCCAGTTACCCCTCTTATGCGCCGACGATATTCAGTTTTATTTAGAGAGCATTACCCCTAGGCAATACTTCCTCTGGGAACACAAAGTTCTCATGTGGTTGG